TGCGGTTTCCGGGTACGAGGTCCTGGTGATTCTGGATTCGGGGACGAATGGGGCCGGCGGGAGCGTGGCGGCGAAGATCCAAGAAAGCGACAATGGCACCGCCTGGACAGATTTTACGGGCGGTGCCTTTACTACGGTCACAGAGGCGAACGATAACGCAGTGCAGGAGAAGGCCTACACCGGGGGGAAGGCTTACGTCCGGGTAGTGGCGACCGTGGCCGGGGCGACTTGTGATTTCGGGGTGTCAGTCCTTAAAAAAGCTCCTTATTCGACTGAGGATGATTATCTCACGGCGCTTATCACCACGGCCCGGGAGTATGTAGAGCAGCTCTGCGGGCCGTTGATTACACAGACGTGGGAACAATACGACGCCGCTTGGCCGTCCGGGGATCGTTTAGGGATCGGCAAACCCCGGCTCCTGGCCGTAAGCAGCGTCGAATACACCGATGAGGACAGCGTAGAGGCTACGTTTGCAGCGGCTTCTTATTCGGTTGACACTGTAAACGAGTGGAAACCCGGAATAGTTCTTAACGACGATTACGATTGGCCCACGGCCAACTTATTTAATTTAAATCCCATTGTTACCACTTTCACTTGTGGTTATGGGGCGGCGGCAAGCGATGTGCCGACCCCCATTAAGCAGGCATTGTTGCTTCTGGTGTCTCTCTGGTACGAACAGCGCCAACCCGTGAATGTCTCCATCTCAGGAAATAGCGTTGTGCCGATTCCTTTCACGGTTGATGCACTGTTGGCAAATTATAGGTGTTATTAATGAAAATTATTCTAACGCCCGACGCTTTTAATGGGAAAGTTTTTTTGGATGATGGAACAGATATCACTAACGATCTTGCTATTACAAAAATAGAAATAAAAGCTAAAGTAGGAGATATTGTTACGGCAATTATTACCCTTTTCCCATCTGAGGTTGTGGCTGAAGTAGGTAATCAGTTAGTTCTTAAAAAGCATCCAGATTGGGAAATTATCAAGAAACTTCCAGGCCAATACGAAAAATTTATTTACCCCAATAAAGTTGTTCTTGCTGATAATTTTGGGAGGGGCATTTGAACCCCGGAATTTTAAGGCATCGAATCACCATCCAACACCCCATAGAAGGCCGTGACTCCACGGGCGGGGTAACGGTGACTTGGGGGACGTTTGCGGCTGTCAGCGCCAGCGTGGAGCCCTTGAGAGGCCGTGAACTATGGGCGGCGGCGGCGATCAATGCCAGGACCACAACGAGGATCAGGATTCGGTATTTGAAGGGTGTGACGCCGAAAATGCGGGTGCTATTTGGCGCAAGAATTTATCTTATTGACTCTGTTATCAATCCTGAAGAGCGTAACGTGGAATATCAGTTGATGTGCCAAGAGTGGGTGGCAACATGACCGATTCCGTAACCTGCACCGTCCACGGGTTAAAAGAGCTTGCAGAGGCATTAAAACAAATGCCACAAAAGCTCGCAGGCAAGGCTTTGGGGGCGGCGGTAGCGGCTGGTGCTGCTATCATCCGGGATCAGGCCAGAGCTAATGCGCCGGTCGGGTTTTTGCCGAAACGATGGGATCACGAAACGATTAAAAAATCTATTGTGGTCTATCGTGGCCGTGGGTCAAGACCTTGGGATATTCATTACGAAATTGGCGTGACCATGCAAAAGAAATGGTATCGCTCATTGAAGCGTGGCGGGGTCCGCAAACTCCCGGCTTACTGGTGGCACTTTAATGAGTTCGGGACTTCAAAGCAGGCAGCCCGGCCCTTTCTCCGTCCCGCTTTCGATCAGCAATCCGGGCGGGCATTGGCGGCGATTAAGATGATGCTGGAAAAAGCGGTCGTGATAGCGGCGGCGCAAGTGCCGAAGTACCGGGGAAATGGATGATTGAATCGACTCTCTACACCCGCCTTTCCACCTTCTCCGGCCTAACCGCCCTGGTAAGCACCCGGATTTATCCGCTGGTTTGCCCTCAAGGCGTGACCTATCCCGCGGTGGTCTTTCAGCGCATTTCCACCATGCCAAGGGAAGTTGCCATGGGATCAGACCCCGGCATAGCCCGTGCCCGGATTCAGGTCACGGCCTGGGGAGAGACTTACAGCGCCGTCAAGGCTATTGCGGAACAAATCAGGCTTGCTCTTGAACGCTACAGTACCACGGGTCTTTTCGATATCTACATCATCGGTGAAAACGATCTTCACGATGAAGAAGCCCTAAAATTCGGGGTAGCAGTTGACGCAGAGGTTGTTTATTCGGAGGCCACATCATGAGTGAAGCCGTTTGGAAAAATGCAAAGTTCTTCGCCGGGCAATATGATTTCTCCGGCAAGCTGAATGCCTTGGGCCTGGATTACTCCGCCGAAACTCCTGAGAAGACGGCCATGAGAGATGTGAACAAAACTCGGCTCCCTGGCCTTAAAGACATCGGCTTTTCTCTGAACGGCCACTTCGATGCAGAAAACCCCGATAAGTGGTTTTTTGACAATATGAGCCTTTCCCAGGTCCCCATGACCATGGCGGAAACTGGACTCGATGCCGGGGCCTGCTTTATCTTTCAACCTATCCTGGCTCAATACTCTCCGGGCGGCAAGGTGGGTGATGTAATGGCTTTCAGTGTCAAGGGGAATGGCAACGGTGACCTCATCAAAGGCACCATCCTTTATCCCAAGACCACCAAAACAGCTAGCGACACGGGAACGGAACAGCAACTCGGGTCAGTATCCACTAACCGAATCGGAACTTTCACTATCAGCGCCGCCGGGTCCGGCTACTCCATAGCCGACACATTGACCGTGGTGCAAGTTGGCGGCTCCGGTGGCACCCTGCGAGTCAACACGGTCGGCGGAAGCGGCGAAGTTCTGACAGCTACATTGATCACCCCTGGCAACGGTTATGCGATAGCCGCCGGCCTTGCGACTACCGTGTCACCCAATAATGGCTCCGGTTGCGAACTCGACATTCTCACCTTGGGCAAGGATCAACAAGTCCACGCCCTGCTTCACGTCTTTAGCGCCTCTGCTGGTGACACCCTGGATGTTAAGGTGCAATCCGATGTTGATGATACGTTCGCCAGTGCAACCGATGTGATCACGTTCGCCCAGGCCACCGCGGCCGGGTCTGAACTCAAAACGGCTGATGGCCCCGTAACCGATACCTGGTGGCGGGTAAGTTTCACCATAGCGGGGAACGGAAGCGAGAGCTTTTCCTTCGCCGTATCATTCGGAATTTTGTAAGGAGTCAATATCATGGCAGAATTTGTATTAAAAGACGCCACATTCACCATTTGCGCCGCCGGTGGTTCGCTGGTGGACCTTTCGGACCATGTCCGCCAGATCACTATCGACTATTCGGCGGAAACCCCGGAATCAACCGCCATGGGAGCCACCACCAAAGCCCGCCTCCCTGGCCTCCTGGACTGGAAGATGGACGTGGAGTTTAACCAGGACTACGCCGCGACCGAAGTTGACGTAACCGTTTTCCCCCTGGTGGGAGCTTCGGTTGATGTGGACGCCTGTGCTACGTCCGATGCAGCCAGTGCTACGACTCCACATTACACCGGTACCGGAATTGTGACCGCCTATAATCCCTTGAGCGGCAAGGTGGGCGACGTGAACGTAACCAAGATTTCCATCGTGGCTGGGAGCACCGTGTTGACCAGGGCAGTGGCTTAAATCGAAAAACTAAGGAGGTTTTATGGCAGGTCTATTAAGTCGTGATGCAATCCTGGGTAGCCAGGACCGCACTTATCAAGATGTTTCTATCTCGTGTTGGGGTGGCAAGGTTCGGGTGCAGTCTCTTTCCGGTTCCGAGCGGGACGCCTTTGAAGAATCTATTCTTGGGGCCAAGAACAAAGACGGCTCCCGGGAAGTGATCACCAAAAATTTACGGGCCAAACTAGTGAGCATGACCGCGGTGGACGGTGATGGTAAACTGCTCTTCTCCCATGAGGACGTGACTGCTCTGGGAGCCAAGAATGGGGCCGCAATCGACAAGTTGTTCACCGTGGCGCAAAAGCTCTCCGGGATCAGTAAAGACGATGTTGAGGATATGGTAAAAAACTCCGGGGCCGTCCCGAGCGCCGATTCTATCTCTCCCTCGCCAGAGAGCTAAAGATCGGGACGGTGAAAGAAATGCTTGCCAGGATGAGCTCGCGGGAATTGACCGAATGGCAAGCATACTTCCGTATCGAGAACGAGGAAATGGAAGAACAGCGCCTTTCCTCACAGGCCAGGGCGGGAGCTAAGACCCGCATGGGGCGTTAATATGGCTGGATTAGGGTCGCTGGTAGTCGAATTATCCGCAAACACCGCACGTTTTGAGAGTGCGATGAACCGGATGGAATACGTTACCAAGAAAAGCATGGGCGACGTTCAAAAGTCCGTTGATGCCCTTCCCTACTCCTTTGCCAAGGTTTACACCTCTATCCGTGCCTTAGAAGTTGTCGGTTCGGTCTTTAAAAAAGTCATATCCGCCGCCGATGAGTTCAAAGTGGCCACCATCGGCATCGCGGCGGGGCTCACGAATATCGCCAAGCCGGGGCAGGGTGACTTTAGCGATATCTTCAAGCGCAACATAGATTACGCCAAGCAGATGGCTAAAGAACTTGAGCGGGTTGCGGCGGCAACCCCGGCAACTCCTGAAGAAATGATGATGGGGTATAACCAACTCGTTCAACAGGGATACGCAGCCCGGTTGGATGAGGCCGACGCTTTGGGCGTTATTGTGACTCGCATTAAGTTGGCGACACAGGGCCAGGACTCTAACCGGCAAATTAACCAGGAAATCCGGTCATTAATGCAGGGCCACGCTGTTGCCGGGTCCATGCTTGCCTTGGAACTGCAATCACGGTTAGGCCCTGCCTGGAAGGATATTGTTGACCAGCATCGAAAGTCCGGCGATTTGCTGAAATATCTTGCTGGCCTTTGGCCTGGGGTCATAGCAGCAGGAGAAGCCTTTGAAGGAACTTTAACCGCTCAGGGGAGCACTCTTGAAGGCCACCTCAAGTATCTTGGCCGTGAAGGTTTGGGTGGGCTCTACGATGACATTGTGGGGCTAACCAAGACGATCAATGAATACCTTAAAGACCACGGTAAGGAACTGGCTGGGAATATCGCCACGGGCTGGCGCACAATTAAAGAACTGGTTCTGGATACTGGCCGGGCTATTTGGGAAATTTATGACCAGCTTCGCCAGATAACCTCTGTTACCTACCGGCTTTATATCAAGCCGATCATCGGGGGTTTTGGGAGTGTCATGGAATGGCTCTCTAAAGACCCTGGGATTCAGGCCCTGGCCAACGGCGCCATGGGGACCACTACTCAGGACTTGGGTTTTGTGGGGCCTCCAAGTCCCGGTAAGGTAGCGGCGGCGACTACAGGCCCGCCCCCTGCGGTTCAGCCCCCCGGCACAGGGAAGACAGGCGGAGGCGGCGGCGGCAAAAGCGCAGCCGACTCCATCCAAAAGGAACTTGAAAAGATCAACAAGGAAGTGGCGACGGCCCGCAAGTCTGCCATGGACGCAGAAAACGACGCGTTCATGATGATCTACAATATCAAGAAAAGTAACACGCAGATGTACGCGGACTCTGAGAAAGCGCAGTATTCGGCCCTCGAATTAACCGAGTCCTATTATTCAAGTCTTGCCTCTATCTCTCCGGTTTTAGGTGACCAGATTGCCTATAAGAAAAAGGCGTTGGCCTTAGAGATAGAAATAGCAGATCACAGCTTGGAACGGAAAATCACTGAGTTGGGGATAAGTAAAGCCCAGGCCGATGAACTGAGGGGCTTGCAGGCTATAACGAACCAGGCCAAGAAGTTCAATCAGGAGATGGAGAACAGCAAGGGGCTGTCAGGTTGGGCTTACAGTAGAGCCAAAGAAGCAGATCAGAAGAACACTGTTAAGGATATGATGGGCGGGCTTGAGGGTAGTTTTCAGAATGCCTTTTCATCTGGACTGCAAGGAGTCCTGTCTAAAGAAAAGACCACCTTAAAGAATATTGGCAAGACCATGTTTCAAGGCCTTGTTGGTGAGATTGCCAAGGGAAGCATTACAAGGTTATTTGATTCAGGGGCCAAGATGGTCAATTCGCTTTCCGCGTCTAATATGAGCGGCGGCAGCGGTAAAGGCTTAACCTCATATACCTCAGAATCTGGGGCACAACTCAGTAAGGCGGCGGAGGGCTTAAATCAGGCCAGCGTGGGTTTCAATGCCAATACGGCTCAGTTTGGTCTTGCGGCTGGTGGCTTGTTGCTCTCTGGTATCGGGATTGCCACCAACTCGCAGTTTTTGGTGATAGCCGGAACGGTCTTGCAAGTGGCGGGGTTGGCAATTCAGGTATTTCAGGCTCTAGCTGGTGCAACTCAGATCGGGGCTGCGACAGCACTATTAGGGTCTGCCGCCGCTCTTGATGCCGCTGCGATTGCCTTAATGTATGCCGCTGCTGTTGATTCTATTCCCCTTTTGCATTCTGGCGGCGTAATTACCGCCCACGGCGGATGGCCACGGCTCAAATCAGACGAAGTGCCGATTATTGCCCAAACCGGCGAGCGGGTTTTGTCCAGGCGACAGAACCGGGA